TTTAAAGAAAACATTAAGACTGAAATTAAAGAGGGCGGCAAGCCAGTAAAGCAAGCCGTTGCTATTGCATATGCAGTAAAACGTGAAGCGGCAAAAAAATCAACAACGAAAGGTAAAAAATGAACATTAATTTTGGCGATATGACCATTCAAGAAGCACAACTTATCCTTGCTGGCCTTAAAAAGCTACCAATGGAAGTAGTAGAAGGATTGCATAACAAATTGTTAGCTATGGCTAATGAACAATTCTTGGCGCAACAACCCCAGGTAAACCCTGACGATATTACAATTGTAAAAAAAGCTGAAGAAGCGGAAACCGCATAATGGCTGATTTAAACATATACGTACCATACCCAATTCCCCAAACAACCCAAGAACTGGAAGCGGATATTAACGCTATTGTGAACCAACCTGGCGTTCCAACAGAATTAACTAATGCCGTCTATTCAGTAGAAGATAATCCACAAACTGCGGCTGATGTAGATGCGGCAGAAGCTAATAGCGATTCAACATTAAATGAGTGAAGAACAAAAGAACCCAGTAGGCCGTCCAACTGAATATGACCCATCTTATTGCGATAAGGTCATTGAACTTGGTATGCTGGGTAAATCTTTTGAACAAATGTCAGCGCAACTCAATGTTTCATATAGAACTTTATGCAGATGGCGTGATTCCCATGAAGAATTTTGTCATGCCTTGGAAGATGCCCAAGCTTTAAGCCAGGCGTGGTGGGAAGATCAAGCCCAATCCCATATGCTTGAATACAAGGATGGGGAACGATTAAACCCTAGTCTATGGTCACGTTCTATGGCGGCACGGTTTCCTGGTAAGTATTCTGAACGGGTTAAACAAGAAATTAGCGGCCCTGGTGGCGCAGAACTAAAACCTGGCTTTACATTAGTTTTTGAAGAACCAAAGCATGACAACGATTCAGGAAGCTAAAGCCAAAGCACGGTTCCCGGCAAAGCTTAAATGTTTATTTGTTCCTGAAAAGGCACGTTATAGAGTTCTTTATGGTGGGCGTGGCGGTTCAAAATCATGGAATATAGCTAGGGCATTACTTCTTAAAGGGTGCGAACAAACCATACGCGTACTATGCGCCCGTGAATTTCAAACCAGTATTAAAGATTCTGTTCATAAATTGCTATGTGATCAGATATTTGCCCTTGGAATAGAAGCCCATTATGAAATTACTGATAGGTCATTACGTGGCACAAATGGCACAGAATTCATATTTGTAGGCGTAAAAAACAATACCAATAATGTTAAATCTATTGAAGGCATAGATATTTGCTGGGTGGAAGAAGCCCAATCTGTAAGCCCTAATAGCTGGAACGTCCTAGTGCCAACCATCCGTAAAGCCGATAGCGAAATATGGATTAGCTTTAACCCTGAACTGCCTACCGATGAAACTTGGAAGCGGTTTGTAATAAATCCACCTGAAAATTCAGTAATTCAAAAAATAAATTGGTCAGATAACCCTTATTTCCCTGAAGTATTAGATTTAGAACGTAGGGCGTTAAAAGGGCGCGATATAGAAGCTTATAACAACGTTTGGGAAGGAATTCCACGTCAGACGGTGAATGGTGCCATCTTTGCTAAAGAAGTCACTATGGCTGATTTAGAAGGCCGTATATGCAATGTGCCATACGATGCCACCAAACCAGTTCATGCAGTATTTGACCTTGGATGGGCCGATCAGACTGCTTGCTGGATTTTGCAGTTCATAGGCCAGGAAACAAGATTGTTACGTTATTTTGAAGATAGCCAGCAAACCATGAGTTATTACCTAGCCAAGCTTCAATCGTTTGGTTATGTATATGACACAATATGGCTACCGCATGATGCCAAAGCCAAATCATTAGGCACCGGTAAATCCATTGAAGAAATTGTCAGGGCTACCGGAATGAAGGTACAAATCCTTGACCGTGTTCCAGTAAATGACAGTATTAATGCCGCTAGAACAATCTTTAGTAAATGCTATTTTGATAGGCAAAATACTGAAGAAGGCTTACAATGCTTAAGACACTATCGCTATGACGTTGATCCCGATACGAAAATGTTCAGCGCAAAACCATTGCATGATGAATATTCGCACGGGGCCGATGCGTTTCGGTACATTGGTTTAATGATTAATGAGCCTAGAAAAGCCCCACCACAAAGGGCTAATCAACGGGCACCAGCAAGCTGGATGGGATAAATATGGCTGATTACTACGAAGAAAAAAAATATTACGGTGACACAGACGGGGATTCCCGAATTACCGAAGCAATTGAATTCTTACGTCAGGCGGCCGAAGCAGATACGACTAATCGTGCAGAAGCCCTAGATGACGTAAAGTTTGCCGCTGGTGATCAATGGCCAGTAGAAATTCAAAATAGCCGTAACTTAGAAGCCAGGCCATGCCTAACCATCAATAAAGTTGATGCGTATTGCCGCCAAATTACCAATCAACAACGCCAACAACGTCCACGTATTAAATGCCAGGGGATGAACAATGAAACCGATGCCAAGATGGCGCAAATCATTACTGGTATTTGCCGTCACGTTGAAGTCAATTCCAATGCTGACCATGCTTATGACACCGCTTTTGACTTTGCAGTACGCATGGGATGGGGATATTGGCGTGTAACTACTGACTATGTACGCCCTGATTCATTTGATCAAGAAATTTACATCAAACCAATTGACAATCCATTTACCGTATATTTCGACCCTAATTCAACCGCGCCCGATGGTTCCGATGCTGAAAAATGCCTAATTACCGTAGTAATGGCTAAAGAAAACTTTAGAAAAATGTACCCGGATGCCGATGATGGCGGTAGCTTTTCTGCCCGTGGCACCGGTGATAGCAATAGCGAATGGGTAACAAAGCATGATATTCGTATTGCAGAATATTTTTATACCCGAATTATCAGCACTTATTTAGTTCTTTTATCTGACGGCACTACTGCTTATGAAGATGAATTGCCTAATAAAGAAGCAATGGAATTGGCCGGCGTATATGAAGTCAGCCGCCGTAAAACTTTTAAAAAGCAAATTAAGTGGTGCAAAGTTACCGCTATGGAAGTGCTTGAAGAAGGCACTTGGGCTGGTAAATATATTCCGGTAGTGCCAACTTATGGCCAACAATGCGTAGTAGATAACAAACGTAAGAAGTTTGGCCTAGTTCGTATGGCTAAAGACCCACAACGTATGTATAACTTTTGGCAAACATCCATGACTGAATCGGTAGCCCTCGCGCCCCGTGCCAAATGGATTATGGCTGAAGGTCAGGATGAAAACCACGAACAAGAATGGGCTAGTGCTAACAATACGTCCTATGCTTATCTGCGTTACAAACAAACAGATATTAATGGCACCCCAGCACCCCCCCCAATACGCCAGGCACCGGAACAACCACCAGCCGCAATCATGGCCGCGGCACAATCAATTACCCAAGATTTGCAAGCCGTAGTAGGGATTGTTGACCCTAATCAATTGCCTTCAGGCAACATTAGCGGCAAAGCATTGCAAGGTCAGCAACAACAGATTGACATGACCAATTTCCATTATTACGACAATTTGACACGTTCAATTGCCCATACTGGACGTATTATTCTTGACCTTATCCCTAAAATTTACAGTTCTGAACGTGTAATGCGGATTATTGGGGATGATGGCAAACCTGAATTAATGACCATTAATCAAAAAACAGGCCAACAAGACGAAAACGGTATTGAAAAAATATTGAATGACGTAACCGTGGGTGAATATGACGTAGTTATGGACACCGGCCCTGGCTACAACACCAAACGCCAAGAAGCCGTAGATTCTATGATGCAATTATTGGCCGCTGATCCTAATTTAATGCAACAAGCTGGTGATCTAATCTTTAGAAATATGGATTTCCCTGGTGCTGAAACCATTGCTGATCGCCTTGCCGCAGTCAATCCATTAGCCCAAATTGATGAAAAATCAGAAGTTCCACCACAAGTTCAAATGCAATTGGCACAAAGCCAGCAACAAATGCAACAAATGTCACAACAGATTCAGGCATTGCAGATGATGATTAAAAACCGTCAGGACGTTGAACAAGTACGTCAAACTGGTGAAGATCGCCGTGCAGTATTGGCCGCTGAAGTTAAGATGCGTGATCAAAATACCCGTTCATTGACAAGCCAAAACAAGACAGAAATTGATGCGTTGATGAAATTGATCCTAGGTCATATGGATACCGCTAGGTTAGAAGCTGAAATTGCTTCAAGAAATATGGATCAATATGGCGTTATGGAACAGGCAACACAATCTATTGAAGATAATATGGCCGTGATGATGCCGCCACCGCCACAACAACAAATGCCACAAGGTCAACCACAACCGCAACCTGGACAACAAATGATGTAGTTGCAAAACACTAAATATAGTATTAAGATTACTTCACAACACTACCTATGGTGTATTCATAGGGTTAATTCTTGGGATTAAAACCATGTCAGAAGCACAAGTAGTGGACCAGCCCAAACAGGCTAGTTCAATAGTAACAAGTGAAAATTTAGCGGATTTTAATGCTAATAAATTAGGTTTAGCTTCCGAAGAAAGCCCAACTGCGGCTACTGTTGAGGAAACTCCAGTAGAGCCAGCGGCCGATAAAGGACAGAGTGAACCGAAGTTAGCGGAAGATGAAGCGACCGAAACAGAAGAAAAGAAGCAAAACCCAAAGTTAGAAAAGCGATTTTCTGAACTGACCAAGCAACGTAAAGAAGCAGAAGCAAAAGTAAAAGAACTTGAAGATCGTTTGGCGGCACGTGAAAGCTTTAAGGAACCTGAAAGGGCACCTGAAAGCAATCAAAAGCCAAGACCGGATGATTTTAAAGATGCTTTTGAATATGCCGAATCATTAGCGCAATGGTCAGCGGAACAAGCATTAGCAAAACGTGAACAGGAAATTAAGCAAAAAGAAGTTGAAGCTAAACGTGAAACGGTCATTAAGACCTGGCAACAAAAGCTGGAAACAACAATTGCTGAATTACCTGATTACGAAGAAATGGTGGCATCTAGCACCGTGACGGTAAACGACACAGTACGCGATGCGATCCTTGAAAGTGATGTAGGACCAAGAATCCTATATGAACTAGCAAGTGATGACGAAATAGCTGAAAAGCTTTCCACTATGACTACTGCAAGTGCTTTAAAACTAATTGGGAAGCTGGAAGCAAAGTTTGAAAAAACTGAAGAACCAGCGAAAGCGGAAAAGAAAACTGTTGCGGCGAAGTCTAAAGCACCTGAACCTATTCGTCCTTTAAGGTCAACAAGTGGTGTAGCCGATGTAGGTATGGATGGCAACGATATGTCATACCAACAATGGAAAGCCGCTAGACAAGCTGGGAAGATTAGATAAGGTTAAACCTAATTTAATTTTAAGGAATTATCATGAGTAATAATTTATTAACCATTAGCAAGATCACCAACGAAGCGTTGATGGTTCTTGAAAACGAACTAACATTTACTGGTCAAGTTGACCGTAACTACGATGATCAATTTGCCGTTGTTGGCGCAAAGATTGGTCAAACTGTTAACGTTCGCCGTCCTGGCCGTTTTATCGGTGCAACTGGTCCTAACCTAGTAGTTGAAGATTTCAACGAAACTTCAGTACCAGTAACATTGTCAACACAGTTCCAAGTTTCAACCCAGTTCACAACACAAGATTTGGCATTGAGCCTTGATATGTTTAGTGACCGTATTTTGAAACCAGCTATTGCTACTGTTGCTAACAAAATGGACCGTGACGGTTTGGTAACTGCTAAAAACAATACCGCTAACATCGTTGGTACTGCTGGTACTGCCCCAACTGGTTTGATTACTTACCTAACTGCGGCCGCTTACCTTGATTCTGAAGGCGCACCACGTGATGGCCGCCGTTCATGCGTTATTGAGCCATTTACATCTTCAACAATCGTTGATAGCTTAAAAGGTTTGTTTGTTCCAACTGAAAACATTTCTAGCCAATACACCAAAGGCCTTATGGGGCGCGATTCCGGTGGTATGAACTGGTATATGGATCAGAACGTTGTTTCACAAACTTTCGGCTCTTATTCTTCTGCTACTTTATCTTGCAACGTAACAACTGCAACTGGCTTCTTGACAAGTGGTTGGGCTTATTCAAGCAACATCACTATCGGTGCTACTTCTGCGGCCGCTACATTGAACCAAGGCGATACATTCACAATCGCTGGCGTTTATGCAGTTAACCCACAAAACCGTCAGTCTTATGGCAAATTGCGTAACTTTGTAGTTCAATCTACAACTGCAATTGGTTCCGGCGGTACTGCAACTGTTACTGTTGTTCCAGCCGTTATTACTGCTGGTCAGTTCCAAAAC